TCTTGATGACAGACTGCCCTGATGGATTTAAACACTTCGAGAGATCAGCTCTTTCAACTTCTATGGAAGGTGACTTTGATACTGGCAACGTCAGATTCAAAGCTAGAGAAAGATACTCATTTGGATTTTCAAATCCAAGAGCGGTGTTTGCATCACAAGGTGCATAATCTTAATTGATTATTTAAAGGGAGCTTCGGCTCCCTTTTTTTTTGGATCAAACTAATATACAATCGAAGGACTAGGATTTATTAACTTGTTCTATTAACTGACCTAGCAGACAAGCCAAGATGATAGAACTTATTTCCGTAGGAGGAAATTATGGCAAATTCAACATTTAGTGGGCCAATTAGGTCTGAAAATGGTTTTAAGGTAATCTCAGTAAACAGCACTACAGGTGCAGAAACTGATGTCGTAGACATCGCATCAACAGGTATTGTTACTAATAAATTTGTAAAACACGTAGGTTTTGTATCTGGTGTAACAGTAAATAGTACAGCAGGTGATTCACCAACTATAGGTACATTTGTACAACCAGCAAACACAATAATCACTGACATTAAAATTTTCTGTGATGTTGCTCCTGTTATTGGAGAAGGTGATATTGGTTACGAGGTTGGTACATCTTCTTCTGGTGCACAAATTGTTGCGGCTCAGACAGACGAAATCTTAGATGCTGGTACAACAGTTGTTGTACACAACGTAACTGTTACTGCTTTAGTTCTACAAACTCAAGACGGCACAACAGCTCCAGCTTCTGTTCAATATACAGACACAGCAAGAAATATTTTCTGTAACATTACTAATACAGTAGATGCTACAACCGCAGGTTCGTTTACGTTCATTATTGAATATACGCAAATAGCGTAAGGGGTAAATTATGGCAGGATATTCAGACGTAAAGGCAGTTACTATAACTGCCGATACACAAGCATTAGATGCTGATGGAATATCAGTAGCAGCAGCAGTTGGAAATAACGCAGCACTTACTATAGGTGGTGCGTTAGCTTCAGGTGGTGCTTGTACTTTTAATGCTGGTAGAATTGTAACTATTCTTTCTGCTGGTAATGATGCAGCTAAATCATTTACTGTAGTAGGTACTGATGTTAATGGAGACTCTCAAACAGAATCTATAACAGGTGCTAATGCAGGAACGGCTACAGGTACTAAATTCTTTTTAACTATTGCTTCAATAACAGCTGTTGGTAATCCAGCAGGTAATGTTTCAGCAGGAGTTAATGCTTCAGCAGGAAATGTTATATTTGCAGGAAGATCAAGACTTAAAGGTATTTACCTAACAAGTACAGCCACAGCAGGCACTGTTGATTTTTTAACTACTTCTCCTTCTGGAACAAGTATCATGGGATTAAGTTCTGTTGGTGATGCAGATGCAACAAGAGATGTAGTAATACCAAATGAGGGTGTTTTATTTACTGATGGTATTTTTGTTGAATACACTGTATCAACATTTTTAACCATGACAGTATTTCATGCCTAACAATGGCTAGTAGGCAAAAACCTATTAGAAGAACTACTAAAGGTAAATCAGCTAATTATCGCCCCACCAAAAGTGGGGCAGGTATGACAAAGAAAGGTGTCGCTGCCCATAGAAGAAAGAACCCAGGCAGTAAATTAAAAACAGCAGTTACTGGATTAGTTAAAAAAGGAAGTGCAGCTGCAAAAAGAAGAAAGTCTTATTGTGCAAGATCAGCAGGACAAATGAAAAAGTTTCCTAAAGCAGCAAAGAATCCAAACTCAAGATTGCGTCAAGCACGTAAAAGGTGGAAATGTTAAATGGCTAAAGCAAAAAGCGGTGGTAAAATTTGTCCTTCTGGTAAGGCTTGGGCTAAAAGAACATTTGATACATATCCCTCAGCTTATGCAAACATGGCTGCGTCTAAGTATTGTAAAGATCCTAACTACGCTAAAAAATCTAAAGCAAAGAAAATGAAAAATGGTGGACTTGTTGGCATAAAAGGACAAGGCATTGTAATGAAAGAAAGACTTAGATAATGGGACAACTAGCTCAGTGGAGAAAACAAAACTGGGTGCGTATAGGCACAGATGGTTCTATTAAAGGCCCATGTGGTACAAGCAAAGATAAAAAAAATCCAGATCGTTGTTTACCAAAATCAAAAGCACAAAGCCTTTCTAAAAAAGAAAGATCAACTACAGCTAAGAAAAAGAAAACAGCAGGAAGCAAAGGTAAAACTGTTGTTGCTAATACAAAGAAAGCAAAGGTATCTTTAAAAAATGGCGGAGAAGTTAGAAAAATTGCAAAAGGTTGTGGTAAAGTAATGAACAATAGAAGAAAAAAAACTAAATATTCATAGGAGTAAATTATGTTTAAAAAAACCAAAGGCTATGCTAATGGCGGTATGGTTAAAGGCACTAAGTATATGTCCAAAGGTGGCTCTGCATCTAAGGGAACTAAGTACATGTCTAAAGGTGGAGCAGCTTCTAAGGGCACTAAGTATATGTCTAAGGGCGGAGCAATGAAGGGTACTAAGTACATGTCTAAAGGCGGAAAAGTATAATAAATTTTTTACAAAAACAAAGGAGAGAGTGTTTTGTCATATTTAATTTCAAACATCCCGCAGTTTAAATGCTGGGTGAGAAAAGAGTTTACAGCTAATCATAGTAATTATCATGGAGAGTATTTACATGCTCTTGTTATAGCTGTTAATACTATTCCAGATAGATCCTTATCGTTTCAAGTAGTCTTTACAGGTTGCGAAATAGATAATGAGGAAGATGCACCTAATGTTCATGGCGGTGCTATGTGGGCAAGAATGCCTATTCAAGCTTTAGTAGCAGATATACCATTACAAGAATGGCCTTCTCCTATGGAAGATCATTTAGCTCAACCATGGGATTGCCTTAGTCATGATCATTCTGTTGTAGTTTTAGATAGAGTAAGTTCTTCTCCTTGGCTTTGTAAAATAGGCGGAGAGTTCTATACAGGTAAATATTTATTTACAGTAGATTACACAGAAAATTCAATAGCTGATGATTCTGCTCAACATAAGCAATCACATGTGTTATATTTAACAGACGCTGGTGAGTATACTGGTAACTTTGTAGCATTACCTAATAATAGAGTTAGAGCTACAAACCCTGCTTTATGGCGTGTTGGAGAAGGAGCACCAGACTTTATGCCTTCTCAATGGACACATTCAGCAGAACAACATGAGAGCTATATGGATCCGAACATAACATTTGACAATTTATATGCTCCAGAGGAAGATTAAATGACAGAATTAAGTGTAGCAGCAAAAAGAAAATTAATTAAAGAGCTAAAAGGTGCTTCTAAATTGCACGCAAAACAAGCTAAACAAATAGAAAAGTCTTTAAAAAAAATTAAAAAGAAATAATGACAACATCAAATAGCACAAACTTTGAACCAGATGTAACTGAGTTTATAGAAGAAGCGTTTGAAAGATGTGGGCTTGAACTTCGTACTGGTTATGATTTAAAAACAGCAAAAAGATCTATTAATCTTATGTTAGCTGAATGGGCTAATCGTGGTCTTAACCAATGGACTATAGAACAAACAACGCAAACAGTTACTAAGGGCACTGCTGAATATACTTTAAACTCTAATGTTATTGATATATTAGATTGTTCTATAAGAAGAAATACTGATGGAACTAATATTGATTTACAAATGTCAAAGATTAGTAGAAGTGAATACTTAAACATTCCAACCAAAACTACTGAAGCTAGACCTTCTCAATTTTTTCTTGATAAACAAATAGCACCTGTATTAAAAATATGGCCTACGCCAGAAAACTCTACAGATATATTAATATTTAATAAGTTAGTAAGAATGGATGACGCAGATACAGCTATCAATACTATGGACATGCCTTTTAGATTTTATCCTTGTTTTGCTGCTGGTCTTGCTTATTACATAGCAATTAAAAAAGCTCCAGAAAGAGTGGTTATGCTAAAACAAATGTACGAAGATGAGTTTGAAAGAGCATTATCTCAAGACGAAGATAGTTCTTCTTTTAGGATTGCACCCTTTTTAAGACACGGATACTAGAATGGCTTATGCAGCTGGTAAATTTGCAAGAGCTATTTGTGATAGATGTGGCTTTGAATATAAGCTTTCTCAACTTAGAGAAGAATGGAATGGAGTAAAAACTTGTAGAGATTGTTTTGAAACTAAACATCCACAGCTTGAACCATTACCACATGTAGCAGATCCAGAAGCTTTGTATAAACCTAGACCAAATACAGACTTGGAGTTAGGGCAAGGAGCAGTTTATACTAATAGCGGTAATTCTAATTCTTCTATGACAGATGATCCTATAGGATCTAAGATTTTAGGATATGAAATGACAGGTTCTATTGGCGAGGTTACAATAACAGTATGACACTAGCAGAATTAAAAACATTAATCCAAAACTACGTTCAAAACGAAGAGACTACTTTTGTTGCAACTCTTAATGACATGATAAAAAATACAGAAGAAAGATTATTTGAATTAATACAGTTTGACTTGTTTAGAAAGAATGTTACAGGTGATTTAACAACTGGAGTTACTTATCTAACAGCCCCTTCAGATTTTCATTTAAGTTTTTCATTAGCTGTTATAGATGCTAGTGGAGACTATCACTACCTAGATAAAAAACACCCAAGTTTTATGAGAGAACATACTCCTGATCCTACAGATACAACACTAAGAGGATTACCAAAATACTATGCAGACTTTGATAAAGAGCTTTCTAGTAGCACAGATAACGGATCTACATTAATTATAGCTCCAATACCAGATGCTAATTATTCAGTAGAGTTACATTATTTATACAAACCAAACAGTTTAGTTAATGACACAACAGGAACATGGCTATCAAAGAATGCTAGAAACGCGTTGTTATATGGCTGTTTGTATGAGGCATATACTTTTATGAAAGGTGATACTGATTTATTAGCTTTGTATGAAAATAGATTTCAACAAGAAGCAGCAAGGCTAAAAAATAAAGCGGAGGCTAGAGGAAGAAAAGACGAATATCGTTATGATTCGCTTAGAAACGTCACCACTTAAAGAGAGAGAAGATGGAGAGAATAAAAAGCCTAGAGGGTAAAACTATAGCTATTGTCGGTCTAGGCAAAAGTTGGTTTGAATATTGTTTAGCAAAATCACACGGAGTTCACTTTGATGAAGTGTGGGCTACAAATTCTGTAGCAGATGTAATATTTCATGACA